CGGCGGCGCGTGGACGCTGGACGCACGCCAGTTCGACCTGTGGGCGCAGGGGCAGGTATCGGTGTTCCGGCGCAAGGCCGCGCAGTCTGGCCAGACGGCCCCATCGCAGGCATCGATGCAATCGAAGTTGAATCTGTTCTAGGGGGTTGGATGAATCCGAGGGCGAAGCTCACTACCGCGCAGGCGGCCACATATCTGCACAAATCGCAGCGTCAGATGGAGCGCATGAGGGCGGACAACACCGGCCCCGTCTGGTTCAAGGCCGGTGACGCTATCAATTCACCGTGCCTGTACGAGCTGGCCGATCTGGATATGTGGGTGAAAACGCAGAAGGGGAAGGTGGAGTGATGGCGAGGCGTCAGGTTGTCGGTGCGCGCGTAAGGCAGACCGTCATCGATTTGTGGGGCAATGAATGCTGGCTGAATCTGCCCGGCTGCACCAAGGTCGGTGAAGAGGATGACCATATCATTCCGTTCAAGGCCGGTGGCCAGGGCACGGTTGCGAACATCCGGCGTGCCTGCAAGCATTGCAACATCAGCCGAAGCAATCGCGTGCTGTCGGGCTATGGGGCCACGTTGCATGTGGTCATGGGGCCTCCGTGCGCGGGCAAGAGCTCGTATGTGGCCGAACATGCCGGCAACGGCGCGCTTATCCTGGACTTCGACCGTTTGGCCGAAGCGTTGATGCTTGACGTGGATGTGAAGCACGAGGCCACTGGCCCGCTCGTGGCCACGGCGCAAGGGGCTTGGCAGGGTGCCTATAACAAGCTCGCCAGAATGAACGCGCCGGTCGAGGTGTGGCTTATCAAATCATTGCCGTCCACTCGCGCGCACCCGCGCCTGTTGGATGAATGGCTGGCCCTTGACTACGAGCTGCATGTGGTGGACCCCGGCGCATCCATGGTGTTCGACCGGCTCACTGCCGAGCATCGCAACGAGGGTGCGAAGCTCACGGCAAGGCAATGGTATTCGCTCCATCTCACGCAGGAATTGCTGGACGCGAGGCAGCGTGCGCGACGCGCCAGACTCGCGGCGCTCGGTTTGCGCGATCAATGCGAACGAATCGACGCGCGGCCGCAATGGTAGTCGCTTTTTTAAACGACCGGCCAGCCAAAAGACCCCGCGCCAAGTTTTTTTCTCTCTCGAAACGAGCAAAAAAATTTGAAAACGGCGGAATAACAACGAAAACAGGAGATTGAAAAAATAATGAGTCAGGAAACCTTGCCAGGCTTCGAGGCCTACGACAACATCATGGCGGGGCTTCAGGAAAAAGCGACGACGGAACTGATACAGGACTTCGTGCGTGGCCGCAAGCTTAATTCACGCGCCGTGTTCATTTGCAAGACGATGGTGAACATCGCGCGCAATTTCGACGTATTGAACGCCAAGGGACGTGATACCAGCCGTGTCATGGGTCAGTTGCTCTTGTGGTTCCAGGAGCTCAACGAGATGTTTCCGGCAGAGAAGGAAGTCAACCCCGCCCTTGCCGGACTGCTGCAGAAGGCGAAGGCATGACGCCGGTACGCGGCGGAACGCAGCGAAACTCGGAACGGCGGACGGACGGGCCCATAGTTGCCGAGTTCGCCAAGCTGCTCGGCACCCCATTGCTGCCCTGGCAGCAGCTTGTGGCGGACGTGGCCGGTGAAATCGACCCCGTAACCGGAACCTACTATTACGACACTGTGATTCTCTCGACGCCACGCCAGTGCGGTAAATCGACGCTCGTGGATGCGGTGGACACCCGCAACTCGCAATGGGGGCCGGATAGGTATATCTATTACCTCGCTCAGACAGGCAAGGACGCGGGCGACCATTTCAAGAAATATCTAAAGACCATTCAAGCGTCACCACTCGCCGATATCACCGCACGCCCCTACATGGGTGCCGGCGACCTCCGACAACCATTCGTCAACGGCAGCGTGATAATGCCGAAATCAGTGACGAAGGTGGCCGGCCACGGTGTCCAGGGCGACAAGATCACACTCGATGAGGCGTTTTCATTGTCCGAAGAGACCGGCAACACGATTCTCGACGGCTTCATGCCGACCATGGCCACACGATTGAAGGCCACCGGCGTGCAACCCCAGCTGTGGATAACCTCGACCGAAGGTACCGCAGACTCGACCTTCTTCAACAGGAAACTCGATGAGTGCCGCGCCGGCGAACAATCACGCCGCACCTGCTGGTTCGACTTCGGACTCCCCTCAGGCGAAGACCCTGAAGACCTCGGCGTCATCATGCGCTACCACCCGGCAGCGGGACTGCTTTGGGACAAATCACAGCTCAGGGACTTTCGCGAGCAGTTCAAGGGCAACCCGGCAGGCTGGGCGAGAGCGTTCGGCAACCGGAGAGACGACGGCATCACCGACCGCGCCATCGACGAAACAACATGGAATGCCACAGCCACCATGCCGGTGACACCGGCCGAACTCGGGGACCGCCCGGTGGTGTTCGGCATCGCCGTGGACGTGGATGCCACCCACACCAGCATCAGCGCCGGCATCGTCAACGACGATGGCACCATAACCACGCAATTGCTGAGGATTCTCGACGGCACCGGATACGCGCCCGCCGAAATCACGAGATTGTGCGAAACTTACCATGCGCCCGCCGTCATCGATGAACGCGGCACCGCCGCCGACCTCTCCGACCGGCTGCATAATCTCACCGACCGGAACGGTGACCCCGTCATCGAGTTCGTGGACATGGACGCGGCCGACTTCCTGACCACCGGGCAAAGCTATGTGAGCGGGCTGAACAACGGCACCATCAAACATGCCGCCGACCCCGACCTTGACGCCAGCGCCGCCAACTCGGCACGCAAATGGGCCGGCGACGCATGGCGATTGAGCCGGCGAGGCAGCACAGGCCTCACCTCGCCGCTCGAAAGCTGCATGTTGGCCGCATGGGGAGCCGTGCACCGTCCCGAAGACTCCGGACCCCTGCAAATCTACTGACCGTTTGGCGGTACTTGGCGGTACTTGGCGGTACTTGGCGGTACTTGGCGGCACGGTGGTGGACGGAAACCGAACCAGACTCGCATAATCGGCGGAATGAACAACCTGAGTCTCTGGGATCGTATGAAGCTCGCCGGGCGTATCCTGACCCGCAGTGATGCGGATGATATGCCCGAGGGCATCAGGCCGCCCAGCCGCGAGCCGGTGTGCGACCCGTTGAGCCTGTCCACCGTGTTTCGCGGGGTCCAGGTGTTGCAGACCGCGATAACCGGTCTGCCGATCCACGAGATGCGCGGCGGTCTGAAGCTGGACACCGTGAGCTCGCTTATCCTCCAGCCGGACGTGAACCGTTCCCGCCGTGACTTCCTCGCCGACATGGTGGCCAGCATGGTGTTGGACGGCAACGCCTTCGTACGGCTTGTGCGCTACGCCGGGGAGGTCGTGACCTGCGAGGTGCTGCCGCCCTCGCTCGTGACCGTCTCGGACGACGGCAAGGACCCAGCGGCGCCGAAGCTCCGTTACTCGTATCTCGGTGTGGACTACACGGCCGACCAGATCGTGCACTGCAAGTTTTTGAACGTGCCCGGTCGACTGCGAGGCCTCGGCCCCATCGGTGCGGCACGCGAGGAAGTCGAAAGCGCGCAGCAGGCGCGGGATTACAAGGCCCGCTTCTACACCGATTCCAGCAACCTCAAGGGCTACCTGTCCTCCGAGGACAAGGTGACGCCCGACATCGCCAGGAACGCGAAAGAGGCATGGAAGGCCACCGGAACCGCAGGCGACATCAAGGTGCTGGGCAGCAAGCTGAAATACGTGCCGCTGGACATGAAGCCGGCCGACTTGCAGTTTTTGGAAACCCAGAAGTTCGACACCACGCAGATCGCGCGACTGTTGGGCATTCCCGCGTCCATCATGCTCGCCGCAGTCGATGGCAGCAATCTCACCTATTCGAACATCGAGCAAAGCTGGATTGAGTTCGCCGACTACACGCTGGCCGCCTACGCGGGCGAGATAGAGGAACTGTTCAACAGACTGCTGCCACGAGGCCGCACCGCCGCGTTCGACTGGGATTCAAGTCGCCGCGCCGACATGAGCGACCGTTTCAACGCCTACAAGACCGCCCTCGAATCAGGATGGATGGAAATTAACGAGGTGCGCGCACGCGAGGCCCTGCCCCCGCTCATCAACGCGCCGCAACCGGAAGAGGTGAACCAGTGAACCGTCATGAAATCGGATTCAAAGGCATATGCCTACGCGCTGCTGAGGAAGGCGACGGCCGCACATTGGAAGGCATCGCCGTACCCTTCGGCAGCATCATCGACACCTGGAAGGGAGCCGAGACCTTCGACCCCGACTGCCGTTTCGACGACGTTGACAACGCCAAGCTCTGCTACCAGCACGGCGAACTCATCGGCCGCATCACGGGAGCGGAAAGCCGTAACGACGGTCTGCACATCACCGCCAGAATCTCGGACACGCAGCGAGGCCGCGACGTGGTGGCCCTCCTGCGAGACGGCGCTCTCGACTCCCTGTCTGTCGGCTTCATCCCAGTGCAGGACGAAACCGACAAGCAGGGTATAACCCACCGCAAGCGTGTCCGCCTGCTGGAAACAAGCGTGGTCAGCTGGCCCGCCTATGAGGCGGCGAAAATCACCGGCCAACGCAGCGCCGCCGAAACGAACACCCAGGAAATCGAAAAACACGATCCATCGAAGGAAAGCGAGGAAACCCGAATGGACAAGGAACTCATGGAGATGCTGGACGGCATCAAGGACGAACAGCGCAGCCTCAAGGCTGCATTGGCACACGCCGGAAGCCCGGACAAGCCGAAGCCGCTGGGCGCGGAATACCGTACCGCAGGCGACTACCTCCAGTCCCTCTACCGAGGTGAGGAAGCCGCCGTGAACCTGATGCACGAATGCCGTGACCTCATCGCCACCGGCAACACCGGCAACACCACCACCTGGATCGCGGACGACCTGCGACTAATTCAGATGCGCCGCAAGGTCACCAACCTGTTGACCCACGACACGCTGCCGGCCAAGGGCATGACCATGGAATACAACGTGGTGGCCACCGACACCACGACCACCGGCAAGCAGACTGCCGAAGGTGCCGCGCTGCCGTTCGGCAAGGTCACGTTCGGTACCAAGAGCGTCGGTATCGACACCTACGGCGGCTACACCACGCTGTCGCGTCAGGTGATCGAACGCAGCACTACACCGATGCTGAACACGGCATTGGCCGCGCTTCGCAACAGCTACGCGAAAGCGACCGAAACCGCCGTGCGCAACTACCTGTATTCCACCATCGCCGCGCAGCGAGACGCATCCACCAACCCCAACCGCATCGCCGCGCCCGCCGCGCTCACCGCCATGACCATCGACCAGTGGGCGGGCCTGATCATGGACTCCGCCGAACTCGCCGACGACCGCAACGTGTCCCTCACTCGCCTCGGCGTTTCCAAGGACGTCATGGCCGCGCTCATCAAGCTCAAGGACACCGGCAGTCGATTCTTTGACCTGTCCGGCGACGGCTCGGACACCATCGGAGACTTCGACCTCACCGGCATCGCCGGCCGATTCCTCCGCGTCCCCGTCCAGCTCCTCCCAAGCGCCCCCACCGGCACGGCGTGCTTCATCGACCCCGAAGCGGTAACGGTCTGGGAAAGCGGCGGCCCGACGCAGCTCAGCGATGGCGACCCCACCAAGCTCACCGAAAATTACAGCGTCTACGGCTACCTGGCCGTCGCCGCCACGCAGCCGTTGGGCCTTATCCCCGTCCAGTTCCCAAAAGTCTGACGCCCACGGGACTCAGTGCTACACCGGCTAGCCTGACCGTCATCGCGGGCAAAACCGCAAAAATCAAAACCACGATCACACCGGCCACGGCACCACAGACAGTAACCGCCACCACTGCCGGCACCGACCTGATCGACATCGAGGTGAGCCAATGACCACCATCACAATCACCGGGAAAAACCGGGAAAAACCGACGTGACGATATCCAGCACCGTCAACCCAGCGGTAAAAACCGACGTGCCGGTCACGGTGCTCTCGCGTAACCTGCTGTCCTACGGTCCCGCCGAGGGCAACGGGTTGACCGCCACCGTCAACAGTGACGGGTCGCTGCACGTCACCGGTGCCGCCGCACGGCAGTGGGCGGGCTTGAGGTGGACGTTCCCATGCCCGGTACAGGGCACCGTGATATTGCGCAGCCCCACCTTTATCGCCGGGTTGACCGCCACCGTCAAATTCCTCGACGCCAAAGGACACCAGCTAGACGGCCAGGTCACCTCGGGAAGCAATGCCGTTGCAATCCCTGCCGGCACCGTCAGCCTGCGCTTCGAAATCCTGTCCAGCGAGGCCACGCCCACCGCGAAGGACGGCGACCTCCGAGTCCAGCTCGAATCCGGCGACACCGCGCACGAGTGGATGCGACCCGACAACACGAGCCTTAGGGGGGGGGTGTGAATTAGCGAACCTGTATCCGCGTGTCACCGGACTGCCTAAGACAGTGGGTGCCGCCCCGGGGATCACGGTCACGGCACCGACACCGGGCACGTACCGTTTCAAAGGCTCCACCACGACAGGGGCCGGCTCGTGGAATAACTTGACCAGTGTGGTGCATGTGGATGCGGGAACGTACACGATGGACGCCACGGACTGGCCGCTGGGCAACAATTCATGGCTGATGGGCATACAAGCCCATATCTCCCACGACGACGGGAGCGAAGGAGCAAATGTGTTCGGCCCTACTAACTATGGGCCGAAAACCTTGAAGGCCGGCACTCTCCAATGCAACATTTTCGTCAACACCACGGGCGAGGTCGATAAGACGTTCGCTCCCCGCCTGTACAAAATCGACTAACCCTTAGCCCCGCACCATCCATAGCAATCATCATGAAAGGAGTCAGCCTTGGTGGACTGGAAAAAATACGAAGCGTCGGTGCGTGACGAAATCGGAGTCCCGGCCGGCGACGCCGACCGAGTGCAACGCGCCATCACCAGCGCCATCAGCTATGTGGCCGGCGCGATAGACGGGCACACGGTGGATGACACCGTGTGCGCCGACTGCATCACGTCATGCGCCGCCGACCTGTACAACAGTCGTGACGCCAGGTTGGGTGTCATGGCTGTTGGCGACGGCTCGCTTGAACCCTACAGGGTGTCAAGCGACCCGTTGCGCAGCGTGTGGCCCAAGCTCAACGCGGCTGGCGTACCCACGGGCGGGCTGGTGATTGCATGAGCCGGATTATCAGCGAACGTGAGGCGCTTATGGACATGCTCACCGACATGATTGGCGACCTCGTGACATGTATCACCATCGACGCTCAGGAAGCCCGCCCGCTGCCCAGCAAAGTCGCGGTGCTTATCGACCCGCCGAACATCACCTACGAAGGCTGGCAGTTCGTCAACACCGAGTGGACGGTGAACCTTATCGCGGGCACCACGGCCACGCAGATTGAAAGCCTAGACCTGATTATCCCCGTCTTGGAGCGCTTGCATGAGCGCCACCTGAACATGAAGGCCGCTAAACCCGTCACCTACAGTCTCGCGGGTGTCGGCAACCTCGCGGCCTACGAAATCACCCTGAACCCACTAGAAATCAACTGAAAGGAACACAATCATGGCAAAGACACGCACGCTTGGCCCCGGCAGTCTGAAAATCGGCGCGTCGGGCAGCGAACAGGACTTCAGCGCGGACGTTATCAACACCGCGTTGGAACCCTCGACCGATACCGAGGACAACGACAATTTTCTGGACGGCCACACCGAGGGCGGTTCGCAGACCGAGACTTGGGCGCTGACCGGTTCAATCAAAGAGGACTTCTCCATGAACGGCCTACAGGTCTGGTGCCTGAAGAACAGCGGTAAGACGCTGCCGTTCGAGTGGGTGCCGAACCTTGAGGGCAGCGTGAAGTTCACCGGCAACGTGGTAATCGCGTCCATCCAGTTCGGCGGCGACGTGAAGACGAAGAACAGCAATGATTTTTCGTTCGTCGCCATCGACGTTAAAGCCGTAGACTACGCGCCTTCGTCCCACTCCTAATCATGGCGGACATAGCCTCTGGCGGCAACAGCCAGTTGCAGCTCAAGGGCGCGGCACAGCTCGCCAAGGGCCTGAGACAGGCCGGCGCCGACCTGAAGGACTTGCGCGACATCAACGAACAGGCCGCGCAAATCGTGGCACCAGCCGCCAAGGCACTGGCCCCGCAACGCTCGGGCCGTCTCACGAAATCGATACGCGCGGGTGCCACACAGAAGGCCGGTGTGGTGCGCGCCGGCAACAACGGCAAGGTGAAGTACGCGGGCGTAATCAATTACGGCTGGCCCAAGCACAACATCAAAGCAACCATGTTCGCCAACAAGGCGGCTAAGAACACCGAACCACAGTGGACGCAACTCTACGCGGACGCGGTGCAGAAAATCATCAACCGAATCACAACAGGAGATTAACGAAATGAACAACGAGACCAAGACCCCGAACACCCGTATCACCTACTTGGACGGCCACACGGACGAGGTTTGCGTGACCATGTGGCAGCGCTGCCAAGCGGAAACCCACGCGAAGGCGAAGGGCTGGGGCAGCGCGTTGGACGCCGTGGTGAAGCTCAACGCCTACGCCGCCTACGTGCGCTGCCGCCAAATCGGCGCCACCTCTGTTCCGTTCGAGCAGTGGGCCGACACCGTGGTTTCCGTCGTGGACATAAACAACGACCCGACCGACACCGAGGACCAGGCCGAAACCATGAACGGCCCCGTGCCGGTCTCTTCCGGCGACATGGCGGACGCGCCGGGTTTTTCGACCGGTGCGACCGGTGGGACAGCGGCGGCTTCGGTGAACTGAGCTGTGTACTGGCCGCGCGTTTCGGCGGCACGCCGTGGGCATGGCGGCGTGAATCACAGCCGCACGAGGCCGACTGGGGCACCTGTGTAAGCCTCTTGCGGCAAGAGGCCGAGGAAACCGAAGACATTCGACGCAGAACGAGGTGAGGTGAGACATGAAATCAGCCGTGTTGGCTATCCGAATCATCGGTGACGCGACAAGCGCCGTGGCCGCTATGGATAAGGCGAAGGCCGCGTCTATGACCTTCAAGGAAGGATTGAACAAGGCTTCGGTTGCGGCTGGCGCTTCGCTCGCCGCCATCGGCGTGGGCGCGAAGGTGTGCGTTGACGCTGCCGCCGACCTTCAGCAGTCGGTGGGCGGCGTCGAAACCGTGTTCGGATCAAGCGCCGGAAAGATGAAGCAGTGGAGCGACAACGCGGCACAGGCCGTGGGCCTCAGCAAGAACGAGTACAACGAGTTCGCCACGCTGGTGGGCTCCCAGCTTCAGAACTTCGGCATGAGCGTGGACGAATCGGCCGACAAGACCAACGAGCTTATCACCCTTGGCGCCGACTTGTCTTCCATGTTCGGCGGCACCACCGCCGACGCTGTGGACGCGCTCAGCGCCGCGCTCAAGGGCGAAATGGACCCAATCGAGAAATACGGCATCTCTCTTAACGATGCTACGTTGAAGGCCCAAGCGGCTTCGATGGGCTTGGGCGACCTGTACAAGTCGGGCGACCGTAACGCCAAGATGCAAGCCACGCTGGCCGCAATCACCGCGCAGAGCGGCAAGGCCACGGGCAACTTCGCGCGTGAGTCCGACACCCTACAGGGCCAGCAGCAGCGCATGGCGGCGGCGTTCGAGAACACCAAGGCCACTCTTGGCGAGGCATTGTTGCCGATTCTCACACAGGTGGCGGCGAAACTTGCCGAGTTCGCCACTTGGGTGCAGCAGAACATCTCGTGGCTGGTGCCGCTTATCGGTGTCATAGCGGCGGTTGCGGCGGTTATCATCACGTTGAACGCGGCCATGACCGCGTACAGCGCCGTGGCCACCGTCGTGGCAATCGCGCAAGGCTCGGTGAATCTCGCTTTTCTGCCGGTCATTGCCGTGATTCTGGCGGTTGTCGCGGTAATCGCGCTGCTGGTGATGAACTGGGACAGCGTGAAGGCCGCTGGAGCAGCGGCGGCGCAGTGGATAGCGGACAAGTGGACCGCCTTCATGGGGTGGCTTGCCGGTATCGGTGCCAGCCTCAAGCAATGGGGCATCGACACTTGGAACGCGATAGGTCAGGCGTTCCAGCCGGTAGCCGACTTTCTGGGCGGCTATTTCAAGCTGCTGCTGAGCATGTTCACGTTGAATTTCGACGGCATGAAACAGGCCGGTCAGCAGATGTTCAACGCACTGCCCGGCCCCGCCCAAGACGCCATCAACCGTATTATCGGCTTCTTCACCGGATTGAAAGACAAGGTGCTGGGCGTGTTCGACAGCATCATAGGCGGCATCAAGCAGGCGTTTAACTGGGTATCCGACCTCTGGGGCAAGATCACGGGCGCTAGCAGCGCGGCAAGCGGCTTGAGCGCGCAGAGCTACAGCGCGCAAGCCTACGCGCTGCCTGTTCGGCAGTATGCCATGGCGCGCAGCATAACGCCGCTGGCGGCGACCGCCTACGCGACGCCGAACCTCACCCGCGCGGTACTGGCCGCCCCGCTCAGCCGCACCGATACGTCACGGCCCACATCGCTCACCGTCAACATCAACGTGGACGCTCACGGAAATCTCGACAACGACAAGGTGGCCGGCGAAATCGTCAGCAGCCTCGACCGTTGGGCGCGCGTCAGAGGAAAGGAACTGGCACTATGAGCACCGCAACCCGCCTTCCCGAAAAATGCCGCGTGTACCTGGACAACACGCTTTTGCCCGAACGCGTGAACGGCACCGGCCTTCCCGTGCCACTCTCCCCCTTCACCATCGAGTGGGGCGTGAGCGCGCCATGGGACGCTGCCGTGCCCGCCGTGCTCAAGATCACGTTCATCGACCCGAACGGCGATTACAGCCGTGTTTACACGACGCTCGCCGGGCACCGTATAACCATCGCGCCGGACTGGACCGAAAACGGCATCGACAACGGCCCCAACCCGGTGAAATACTGCATGTTCGACGGCATCATAACCGACGTGCAGATACTCGCCAACGACGCCGGACATGACCGGTTGAGCATCACCGCGTCAGATCGCATATATGTGCTGCGAAATGACTGCCGCAAGGGCCCCAACTGGAATCAGCACGAGGAAATGGTGCAGGGGTTCCAATGGTGGCCGAAAGGCAACATCGGCCCGCAAATCAAGGCGTGGCTGGCCAACGACGGCATCAATAACTATTGGCTCCCCTGGAGTACTTTCCTTGCCGGCATCAAGGCAGACCAGAAATCAAGCCTCCTGGACTGGTTGGAATCAGTGAAGACCAGACAGATCAACGGCACATACACCCTTGAGATAAATCGCTCTGTCTTCATGTCATACAAGGGTCAGCCGTCCACGGTGCCATCGCTTGAAGCCGTGTATCTCAATTGGGACGTGGAAACCGTCCTTGCCGGCGCGAGAATCATCACCGGCGACGACGGCACCGACATCACCCGTGATCATCGTTACGCTGACGCGGAAAACGTGCTGATCGACGAAAACCCGACCCTGACGGCACCGGACAGCTACTACACTCAGCTCGAACTGCGCTACTCCCATCTCAAACTCGCTTCGTCATCGTCCGGCCAGCTCTACGAGGTCTCCCAGGACGGAAGCCTCGTCAAACAGATTGAAACCGCGACGTATGAGGGGGAGAACTGCCTGAGCGTGACAGTCAACTGGGCCGATTCCGGCGCCTCGCAGAACAACATCAACGTCCTGGACACCACACGCGCCGAAAACTACCTGAAAACCCAGAACCAGCGCGTCCGACTCCCCCAGATCACCTTCCGTGGCGACCTGTTCTCGCAGATGTTCCTCTACTGCAACCCCCGCGTCATCACCATAATCGGATCGCGCTTCGAGCGTACCGTGCCGGCCACCCATGGCCCCTGGGCCGTCATCGGCGGCACGCTCACCTACGACGCGACCAACAAACGCAGCCGTTGGGCTCACAAGATCAGACTCTTCCCCGCGCAGGACACCACCAGCCAGGGCAAACCGACCTGCGCGGAACTGAAAAAACTGACGGCAGCCACGTTCGGCCAATGCAACTGGAAACTCGGCGCGCTGCGCTACGTCACGAAAATCAAGGAGACCACATGACCGTAACCACCACACCCACATTCGGACTCCCCTACCCGGAAGACAACGAACCCATCGCCCACCTACCCGATATCCTCCAACAGCAGGCCGAAGGCATCGAAAAAGCCCTGACACGCTTCGACTTCAACGGCACCGACGCCAACCGGTACGCCGCACGCCTCGCCGCCATTGAGAGCATCCTTGCAGGCTACAGTCCGCTGCTCGGCGCGCTCGGCACCGTCCGAATCGGCAAACCGACATACGACCCGGCGAAAATCACCCTCAACGATGCCCTGCTGGTCAGATTCAACAACCTCGTCATCGCATCAATGCGATTCGTCTACAACGCCGGCGTCATCACCCACGACAACGCCTCATACAGCCCGTTCACCGTGCCGCAGGGCTTCGGCAAGGCCGGCTCGATCCGCAACCGAATCAGCATCACCCACAACCTGATAGCCCCCGGCACCGACGACGCGTGCATCTCCGGCCACACGATAACCCAATGGTCGATAACCAATCCCACCAGCGAGTTCTCGCTGCTGGGCATCTGGACCGCCGACGACGAATAAACCCCCGGAAGAAAGGACAACCATGGAAGACACCGAACTGGCCGCACTCATCATAGTGGTCATCCTCATAGCCATCGACTACATCACCGGCCTCATGAAGGCCGCCATGCAGCACGACATCAGCAGCGAGAAAATGCGGCTCGGGCTCTGGCACAAAAGCGGCCTGATCCTCGTGATGCTGCTCGCCGAAATCGTGGAACGCGGCCAAGCCCATCTGGACCTCGGCTACAGCATGCCCCTCATCGTGCCCGCCGCCGTCTACATCAGCATCACCGAAATCAGCTCGATATTGGAGAACCTCGGCGAGATCAACCCCGAAATAGCGAACAGCCCCCTGTTGCAATTGTTCCGCAGCGGTAAGGACCCGAACGATAACGATGAAGACGGCAAGTCATGATCCTCGCCACCGCAATGCTGTGGATCGTCGGTATAACGATCGTCATGCTGTTCATGCATAGCAACGACCCTCGCCGTTGAGCACCGCCGCCGACTGGCTGCTCGCCATCGGCGCGATCCTCTTCATCACCATCGTGGCCGTCGTATTCGGTATGGCCATCGCACTGTTCCTGCTCACGCTCATCTGAAAGGAAAACAACCATGACAATGACAATCGACCAATTCATCCAGACCTACAACGGCAGGGCCGTTGACGTCGATGGGGCCTATGGCGGCCAGTGCTGGGATCTATGGAGCCGGTACGCGCAGGACGTGGCCGGCGTACCGCAGTCGGCGACCAACACCGTCAACGGGTACGCCGGCAGCGTCTACACCAGCACATGGGACCAGCAGCCCGCATTGCGCGACAAGTTCGACCGGCTCCCTGCCGGCACCGTGCCGCGCAAGGGCGATGTGGCGTTCTGGGGCAACGCCCCCGCCACCCCGTACACGCACGTGGCCATCGTCATCGCCGACCAGGGCGGCAGCCTGCTGTGCCTGACGCAGAACCCCGGAGCCACGCATCAGGCCAGCATCACCAAGAACGGCCTGCTCGGCTACCTGCGACCCAAGACCGCCGCCCCGGCCGCGCCGAGCGGCATCGCCGGCGCGTGGCGCGTCAACGTGGCCAAGCTCAACGTACGCGCGCAGCCGAGCACCGGCGCCCAGATCGTGGCCCAGTATTCGGCCGGCCAGACCGTCAACCTCGACGGCTGGACCAGCCGCGCGGACGGCTACGACTGGGGCCGCTACATCGGAGCCGCCAGCGGACAACACCGCTACATCGCACTGGGCCCGGCCGGTACCACCGACTATCTGAAGCGCTGAACCACAGACCACGGGTTACACGGCAAGCCTGACGGCATCCAACGCGCTGCGTAGCCTGCTGTCGGGCATGGCCACGTAAATCTGCGTGGTCTCCACCGACGAATGACCGAGCAGACGCGCTACCAGAAACAGGTCGTGCGTCTGCTCATAAGTCTTCGTGGCGTACCTGTGCCGCAGCGAGTGGCAACCCCAGCCATCCGGCAGCAGCCGCGATATGTGGCGATTGACATAAGACTGCTCTACGTGCCCGTTCCAACGGCCCGGCAACAGCCAGCCGCCGCAATGCTCGATGTAATCGGCCAGATCGTCCGGCAGCGGCACG